AAACGACGGGGAGGCGCCTCCCAATCCTCCGAAAGCTCCGCCTCCAAATCCCGGTGCTGCACCCACGCATACCACCGGTACACCGTCGTCACATCCACGTTGAACGCCCGAGCACAATCCTTCACAGGCTTAAACGGACGGGCATCCCACCCCTCACGGAAAAACCCGACACTCGGCTTCCGACGCTGCCGAGCCGACACCTTCCGCAACTCCGCCTCAACAAGACCAGCCTTCAACGCCGCACGATGATCCCGACCAGGAACATGCACCGAACAAAACTCCGACCCAAACGCCAGAATCCGAGACGCACACCGCGACCCCGCCCTCACATGACCCTCCGGAAACACGTGAGCACACGGAGTATCCTGCGACCTAGCAAACCCCGAACCAGCAGACATGCCCACCCCCCAACAATCCAGCGCTACCACTACCGCAACCAACAGCGCCATCTACATCCCTATATAGGCCCCGGTCGTATTGGGATCGGCCTATTGGCATACGCTCGTGAGGAGTGTGTGCGTGCATACGCTTTCATTCCTGGCACATTCTGGGATGCGAGGAAACATCAGGTAGTAGTTGACATTTCCTTCACGTGCCTGCGCCCATAACCTATGTTATGTCAGCCTAGACACACCCCGTCCTCCACCATTCAACAGTCAGTTGCTAATCGAAACTGCCTAACCGTACAAGGTAAGACGGAGGTTTCGGTTGGTGGGTTTCGATGTAGTCGGCCATGCTGCGGAGTAGGTCAGGGTCTTCTTGTGCGCTTCCTATGGCTGTGTTGCATCCGGTGCAGAGGAGAGCTCGGACCTGTCCGGTGTTGTGGTCGTGGTCTACGTGGAGGGCTTTCTGTCCGGGAGGCTGGTGGCAGATAGCGCAGACGCCTTGCTGGTCGGCTAGGAGCGTTTCGTATTCGTCCCAGGTGATGTTGATGCCTTGACGTTTCCATGCGTCGGTACGGACTCGACGTTTCGCTGATTCATGGTTGGCTCGATAATACTGCCGGCGGTATTCGTTTCGGCATGGACGGCAGTACCCGTTGGAAGTCTCTATGGCCCTGGTCTGACATCGAGGGCAGAGTGCTGGTGACACCACAATCCTCCTCTGCCCTATTGGACTGGTGTGATGTTGAGGAGAACTTGGACGTGTTCCCACCGGTTAGCGATAGTGATACCGTTGCCGCCGGCGAACAGGAGACCTGCGAGAGATCCTTGAGAGTGGATAGCAGACCCTGAATCGCCTGGGGCTGAAAACTCTCCTTGCCCGCGGATGATGACCTGGTCTTCGAACTGTGCTGTCTGAGATCCGTATTGGACGGTGATCGACGCGTTCACACCTTCGACTACGCCGGTCGTGTGTTCTGTAGTACGACCGGACTTCTCCACCAGATCACCAAGTGCGAGGCTTCGAGTGGTGGTCGGGTTTCCTGTCAGATCCACGAAGTCGGGAGTGTCGGGCTGGCAGACGGCAGCGTCGACCAGGTTCACCGCCTGCTGCACGACGACAAGCCGGAAAGTGCATCCGACCGCTCGAGCTCCAAGATTCGCTATACCCTTCCACAATCTCCACCAGAGTCCTGCGAGCTTCTTCTTGTCCTGGAAGACGACCGGAACGAAATCGTCGAGGACCCCGAACTGTTGGAGAGACGGATCGTCGGCACGGCCCGGCTGGACTATCAGATCACCCTTCTGTCCTGCGTTCGAGTTGGCTAGAACATGATTGTTCGACAAGGCGAGAACCTGGCCGTCGCGTTCCACCCACGCTCCCAGTGTTCCCGCCGTCACGTCGACATGGCCAATCGAAAAGCCGGGAGGGCACGGCCTTCTGAACCCGGTCAGCTCGTAGGCTGTGAACACTGCTTCCACGACATCGACATGAGCGGGGAGTAGTTCCCCTTCCGGCACTTCACCTGGAGGGAGTTTCGCGTCGACAGCGACGACCTCCGTCACCTGACCAGTATTCTGCCCAGCCGTATACCGGAAGCCTGTCCAACGTCCCGTAATCATCAGCAGCCCCCTTCAAAAAGGTTGGGGTCACGTCGAACAGGACGAAACAAACGGTCAGGAAAGGAGAGGACGTGGAGTGCTGCTCGAGGCGCAAGACCACGTGAAACCCACTATAATTCCATTACCCGGGAAAGTGAGTAAACGTCTACTGACTTGGCCTGTTCCCAGGATTTGCCAGGATGGTCAGGTGGTGTCTGCCTTCTCCTGTGTCACCAGGGGCTCCCTGTCGACCAGTACCCCAGACTCATCCCATACACCAATGGCCGGGTTCTCATAGAAGCCAGGAGGTGGCGTCCACTCAACCATATCCGTGTTGCGGTATCGGCGAACACTGAATAGACGGCGTCTCATCTTGACCGGCACGCGAGGTCCGACCTGATTGTCTCCGTCCATAAACGACGCCCACAAGATTCGCATGGTCCTACTCTACCTTCTCCTGTATGCTCAACGTGTTGAAAGCAGCAGTAAGAGCAGCACGGAGGACGGCCTTTGTGAATCCCGTGGCAGCCCACTCCACACGACTTCAACCATCTCTTCGGTTGGTACGGACAAGACTTGGCGAGCTACACCTGTTGACGAACACCGAGAACACTGGTCTTCCATCAGGCCCTCCAAATACTCGCGCTCCGATGCGCCCGGCATGGTCACGGTCCCACGGCCGCCACATTCTGGGCAAGGGCTTTCGACCAGTTCCAGTCTTGCTTCGCTCATGGTTGGTTCTCCTGTATGCGGAGAGCAGCGATGAGCGCAGGGATCTCGGTGCCAGGGTTGTTGTAGTATGGGTCATCGAAGGCTTGCCGTCGCCATTCCGTCCCGTGAGATTCCAGGTAGTCGAGCACCGTGTCGAGCGCCACAACAGGGTTGCAGTCTGCTTCCAACTCCTCGGCAAGAACAGCGATCAGGTCTTCTCGTAGGCTCACTGTTGCTCCTTGTCCGATATCCGGTTGCGGTTGAGAGTGACATACGACACCGGGTAGAACTCCAATTCGGGCACGTCCCATTCGATGCCCTTCTCGTCACCGATCTCAGCGAAACACGCCAGACAGAGAATGTCATGCTCCCACCGAGGCCCAGCGACCAGACGCCACAGTTCCTTCGGAGCGAGAAACCCGATCCGATCCACCGAATTGCAACGATGACAGAATTGCCGGGTGTTAGTACGTGGTGCGCTCATTCCTTGTCCGATACCACAGGCTGCCACGGACCCACGTAACGCCGATAGCCATTGTCGGGTCGGGGAAGCTCGCCAATCTGAGAGTCCGTTTCCACTTCGGCGGGTATGACCTCACTCAGATCGACTAGGCCACGCATCACCATGCGACAGTCGCCGTCCTGGGTCGCAGCATCACACCTAGTCGGCCCGAGCATGATCGTACGAAAACCCGAGTCGTGACGCTCGCACCACCAGATCACGTCGATGTTTTCACAGACGAACGGAGTATCAGGCAAGGTCATCAGTTGGCCTTCCGTTGCTGAACCATGTGATCAATCTCAGCCCGCCGGATCAAGTAGTCAAGCTCGGCCTCCGAGACGCCACAACCAGCGCACACCATCCCGTCAGGGTGGTTACCGTTCGGACGCCACCGGTGTCTCTCGCCGTCATTGCAAATCTCAAGCGTGCCGCTCATTCGGTCAACTCCCTCTCTACCAAATCACCGGCTTGTGGCCGCCCGTTGCAGGCCAACCGTCGATATGCCAGAAACGCCAAAGAATCCAACGGACGCGCTCCCGACACGCCTTGCACTCGATCATCGTGCCGCTCATGTCAACTCCCTCTCTACTAGTTCACCCATTCGGTCGTAGTAATCCCGCTCGGCACGTTCGTTCTCCCAAAGCGCATTACACGCCTCACAGTCGGTCGGGGATGGCCGAACGCCTCGATAATTCGGATGGGTTTCACACCAGACCAAGAGGCTCACCGTTTCTCCTTCGCTTCTACTAGTTCACAGGCAGGCTCACCAGAGTTCAAGGGGTACGCGTTCGGTGGTGGCTCGAGGGTCCAAGACCGGCAACCAGAAGAGTCGCAAACACACCGGCCGTCATGGCCGTATTCGTAGCGGCAAAAGTGAGGGTGCTCGGCGCCGGGCCAGCCGTTGAGACACCACGGGCTGTCATGCCAGGATAAAGCACGTTCGATTCGACTCACCGTCGTACCTCGACACTGGCCGAAAAAGGCCCGAGACTGGCCTCGAGTTCGGTTTCGGACGGACCCACAGTCAGGTGAACGCCGATACCCCAAACTTGCGGGTAGAAGCCGATGAAAATGCCCCAAGCGCCCGGATGCCACTCTCCTTGCCTCGTTCTTATCAACACCGGTCCACCGTTGTCCTACCGCAAGCCGCCAAGAGCACGGCTACTGCCAGTCGAGTCGAATCTCCCTCGGGGTTGTGCCTCAGCTCCTTCGCTGCGCGCTCAACAGCCGCCGGATTGAGCACTCTGCCAACCCGACACTCAGGGCAGGTGGACACAAGACCCGAAGCGTCAAACCCGCAGGAGCAGAGTTTCACTTTCTCGCTCACTGGTTCTCCATGACTGTCCGCAACGACTCCAATTCAGCCTTCCAATCGACCTTCCGCATGCTCGCCCGATGCGCCCTCACCAGCCCACGGAGCTCGTCCCACCGTCCAGGAAACCGGATATCAACAAAGTCATGCCACGTCGCAATCCGAGGTGTGAAAAACATGTGGTGCGCCTGGCACATGGCGATAGCGTTCAACGGGTTCACCCGGATCGACAGTTCCCCTCTTCCGATGATGTGACAGCACTGGAGGTTGCCTGAGCAGGTGACGCCCATCGCGCCGGCGGCCATACAACCGCCGTCTCGAGCGCGGATAAACAGGGAGAACGCCTTGTCGCAGCGTTTCATCCAGTTCTGTTTGGGCTTCGGCTTCGGCCGCGTGGTTACTTTGGTGGACACCAGAACACTTCCGGTCTTGTCAACGCTTCACGCAGTTCCGCCTCAGTCATCACCAAAACCACGATCATTCGGTGTCCTCTGCGTCGAGACGGACGATGAGGACATCCACCATGCGGCAAGGAACGGGTACGGGGCGATACTCCATCTCCCACGACCAGATCGCACAAGTCTCCTGGTCTGGATCGCGCGGGTGAGGGGAATGTCGATGCTCCTCGCACCAGACCGACGTCGGCGCCTTTGAGCAATCCAGGCAATCTTCGGGTTGGGAATCCTCACCGCCGAAATCGCCCCAGTCGAAAATACGGCCGTGTTCACACTCGGAGGGCATCATTCGGCCCATCAGGGTTCTCCTCTCAAGATCGGTCTGCCATCTGCCTACCGCACACTTCTTCCGACCCCACCAACGTCCCCACACAAATCCGGGACAGTTCAACCCAGCCGAGCTTCTTCGACTTGTGGAACCGCGGCAGAGACACTTGATAACGGTCACACGACGACCTGAGACACCAAACGCGGGCTAGGCTTTCGGGGTCGGGACGGTCCCGTTCGAAATCCTTCTCCTTCTCCACCGTCCAACCATTCACCGCACCATCCACCCGCGATTTGAAACGGTTGAAAGCACGCACCGGACGCTCATCCCTCACCGGACTCCGAGACGTAGGCTTCCCCGTCGACACCCGCTCCCCCAACGCACCACCCGACGTTGGAGCCTGCATCGCCGATTGAGCTTCCAAAATCACCGAAGCAACATCCACGAGAAGGTCTGGTGGGTCGCCGGCCAGTAGCCGAGCTTTAAACGCTAGGACTTCGGCTTCCAAACGTTCCCGTCGGGTGCGTTCGTTGGCGAGCTGTTTCGCCAGAACATCAGGAGCAACACCCGAAATACGTTCAGACATCGACGACCTCCCGCGGGACAACATCGACGAATACTGGGATGCCAAGCGAGCGCGCCGTGAACATCGCATTGGCAGTACCAGCGCTCTTGGCGTCCCAAATGGCGAGCAGCACGACAGGGCTGTCTACCCGCTCTGTCAACATCGCCTTGTTGCGGATTGGGCCGGCTCCGCGGCCGTATCGTTTCCAGTCGGCAGGCCAAACCCCCAGCCGCGTGGGATACTGCTCCATGATCCGCGTTACGACGTTGTCCACCCCGCCAGCGTCACCGACCCGCACACTCCAAGGCGTGTCGTACTCGTTGATTCCCGCTCGACCCCACAGCGACCAGAGCGCTTCTTCCACCTGGCCGTAGTGCGTGAGACTCCGAGAGCCGGACACGACAACAATCATTCGACGACCTCCGTGCAGGGGGTTTTCACGTTCCCGGCGCCCGGCGCATACGCTTCCGTATGACCCTTCCCACCACATGTCGGACAGTCCCGATGAGCCCACAACCGGGCAGACTCAGCAATGAAATCGGTTTGTGCGGCCTTCCAACTGGCTACGGCGTGGACGCTCCGGATTGACCCTCCGGCGTCTCTTTCAGATTTGGCTTCGTCTCTCGCCCGCTGGTCGTTGAAAGCGCGTAACCCGTCTGTAGATGAGATGTCCCTACGGGACGGGACGGGACGGGGTAACGCGAACGTTTCCCGAACTTCGGATTCTGTTCCGGTCTTGTTCGTTCGAACACGCCTCATGCGTTTACGGGCCTGCTCCCTCTCCGTTTCACGCTCCTCGCGGGACGGGTGATATTCGAGGAAGTCATGCACCCACCATCCGTCACCCTCCGAGTCCTCCGTCCAGAGCCCCTGTTCGACAAGGCTCGCCACTCGCCGCTTCACTGACGGAACGCCCACCGCCAGCCGTGCGAGCTGCGTGGCTCGGACATGCCCGTCGGTCTCATAGCGAGCGCAGTAGATGACAGCTCTCATCGCGAGCAGTTCGGCCCACGGTCCTGCTGCAACCACCTTCGGATGCTCTGTGAACTGGTCATCGAATTTGGCCCAGGCCACTACTTCTTCCTCTTTTCCGGCCAGGTCCACCAGCCGCCAGCACGAACCCTCACCATGAAATTCGTGACAGCACGGTCCTCACCCACCCACGCTTTAGGAGCACATCCAAGATGGACGGTGAACCCGCGGATAACCTCCACCCGTCCACGCCTATCACACACTTCACAGGTCATCGGCATTCCGTGCAGCCGTCCACGATTCGCTTCCCCTTCGGGAGAACCTTCGGATTCGCCGACCCCCGCGCATGACAGTTAGAACAGCGGACAGGGACAGGCTTCACCCCACTCCGCAGAGGCAGCCATCTCCCACCAATCCGCTTCCTCACCTGGATCATTCGACCGGAGCACCAACATCAAAGATCAGCGAACCAGCCTCCGAACCGACGACGGTTATTTGAGACTCCAACGGTGGGACGGAATCCTCCCGAAACTCGAGGTACTCGTTCGGAGTGAACCCGAGCGCAGCAGCCACCAGTTCGACGGACTTCTTCTCACCCTCCGCTTTCGCAATCGCCGCATCCCGATCCCCGTCTGCACGTTCACGGACAGCCTGCGCCTCAGCAACAGCCACTTGGACGAGCCGTGCCGCCTCTGCCGCCTTCTGGTCCGCAATGATCTTTGCCTCAACGCTCTGAATGAAAGCGGGTGCGAAAACTGCGTCCTTGACGTTGACCGATTCGACAACAATCCCGTATTCAGCCAGACGGACCGTCAGCGCCTTGTGGACGGCTTCTGCGAGTGCGGCACGGTTCTGAGCGAAGTCGATCGCAGCGAACTGGCCGACCTCCTGCGTGACCAGTTGCAGGACCGACGGGGCGACGACCGTAGCCTGATAGTTCAACCCGACCGACTGGTACAACTCAGCAGCCTCACCAGGCTCCACATGCGTGATAACCGCGACCGGGACGGTCACCTCCTGCAGGTCGAGAGACTGCGGGTAGACCTCAACCTCGTAGACCTGAGAGCGCACGTTGACCATTCGGGCTGACTGCGCCCACGGGATCACAAACGACAACCCCTCGCCCCGTTCGACGGGGGAGACACCACCGGACACGCTGTAAATCGCCGCCCTGTGACCTGGAGGGGTAATCACCAGTGCTGGAAGGATGACGACTGCGGCTATCACACCGGCGAGCGCACGCCGTTTCGCACCAGCAGCGAGAGTCCGTCGTCCCTTACGTGTGACCCCGTCGGTTTCCGTGGGTTCACGGTGGGAGCCTTTAAATAAGACCACCAGCACCCCGATTAGTGCGGCGACATAGAGAGCAGGCTGAACGAGAATTTCAAAGCCGTAGGACTGGAGCATTAGAGCGCCTCCGCTGTCGTGCGGAAGAGTTCCGCTAGTTGTTGGCCCGCCTCGAACGGATCGTCAGGAAGGCTGTCGTCGTTGTAAGCGATCAAACCGCTCCACCACCCGACATGCGACATAAGGCGATTGTCGACAGCGTTTTCGGCATCCAGATAATCGTCCTCGGTCCCACCGAGAAGGCGCGTCGCCAGCACGAGAGAACCTTGGGCGCAACGGCGAGATGCTGCTAATAAGGCCACCTCCTCCTCGGCGGCCTCGAGAACGCGGGACAGGCCGTACCCGCTGTCGTGAAACCAACTCCCTTTGCACCACATGCCCTGTTGCACGTCCTCGGCTGCCTTGAGCAGAATGTCTTTCGATTCGACGCTCATTCCTGGTCTCCTGTCGTAGTGGGTGGTGCTTCGTCGTCTCTGTCGAATCCTTCACGAGTGCCTGTCCGGGAGTAGTCGGGAGGGGCGATAATCCCGTCTCCGACCGCCACCGGCCGCGGGTAGGCATCACTCCACGCGTAAGTGATCCCGCCGTCCTTGACCAGCCACAATTGGTCGCGGTCGAAAATGCCTACGCAGTCGTTGGTCGACCCGTCGTCCCAACCGCCCGCCACGATTCCCTGGCATCCCCACCGGACACTGTCAGCAATCGACGGTGACTCGTTGTCATATGTGCTGGACGCGATACACGCGATGACTTCGGGATCGTCGAACTCAAACCCGTTGTTGATACCGTGAAGACCGGCGCAGTAGTTCTCGGCCTGGGTGAGCGCTAGGGGCCGCAGGTTGTCGTCGAACAGCCGCCAAAAGTTGACCGGCCAAAACACGGCTATCCCACCACCCACCACCAGGAGCACTGAGAGAGCGAAGGCTGCTAGGCGTTTCATGCTGCCTCCATTCCCGCGAGCAGATCGTGGATTTCGACGCCGTCGACAGTGGACTGGACGTCGAGTAGAGCTGCTACCGCTTCGATCTGGTCGACCCGGTCAGACAGGAACAGGTCGGTCTCGTCGTAGAGACGTTGGAGGAGCCGGTTGACCGCGTCCTTCTGCTCGTCGGGTAGTTGATCGAACGGCAGTTTCGACACGGACAAGTACTCGTCCATCGCGAACCGGGCGACCATCCCAGCGGCCTGTTCGGTTGCCTTCTCCAAGTCCGACGACGGACCGGTCGACAGGTCCCCTTCGAAGAAGTGCCGTTCGGCCCATACTGAGGCGAGCGCCACTCGGATGTCCGCTTCGATCTCAGACCGAGGCCGGGTGTGTCGTTCCTCAATCGGCGCTGACGACACCACACCCAGGTTCCGGTCTCGCATGACAATCGACGCATACTGGATTTGGCTGCGCTGCCGGAAATGGTGTGCGACGACAGCATGCGATGCTTCGTGGAGGCAGACCCGACGGTGGTCGTCCTCGACTGTCTGACGGCCCCGGTCCTCTCCCATCCGCTTCCAAATCAGAGCTTCCCGGATGTCCTTCGCTGTGACTGTCGTTCGCTCTTCCCTGATCGTGGTGAGCAGCGCCTCATTCACAATGTCCTTGATGGAGGCGCCGGTCGCTCCAGGGTTCTCCTTCGCCAGGGTTTGAATCTCCTGGTCGGTCACGTTGTGGTCGTCGAGTTTGGCGAGATACCCGCGGAGGGTTTCGGCGATCCCGTCAGCGTTAGGCCGACCCACTTTGATATGCCGGTCGTACCGGCCCGGCCGCAACAATGCCGGGTCGAGGTCGTCGGCCCGGTTCGTCGCTCCCACGTGGAGAATCCGATAGTGGGGCGGAGGGACTGGTTCGAATCCGATCAGGACGCGGATCTTGTTGTACAGGCCGCGGGGTTTCGCCAGGCCGGACATTTCCGACAAGACCATCTGCAGTGCACCCGACCCGACACCACCGCCGGTTATCACCATCTCGTCTGACAAGCCGACCAACCGGCCGATAGTCGACAGGACAACCCGTGCGGCCTGTTCGAGAACCCCACCACCACGGGAGCCGAGAGCGTCTATCTCGTCGAAGAAGCAGTTGTGTGTTACGAAGCCATCGGCTACGAATGTCCTGGTCGACGTTTGGATGGAAACAATCGGGCCGTAGCCGACGGGTTCAATGGCCTCCACCGTCGCCCAAGAGTTGTTGGGCAGACGAGGTGGGTTGTCACCAGAAAAGACAGCGTGATATTGCTCCAATAGCCGCTGCGGGCGCACCATGCCGAGAAGCCGAAGCGACATCGGTAGGTTCGTCAGTTCATAGGTGTGTAGGTCACTGGTCGCGAGCCCGTGGGCCCCGGCCTTCCGCAGATACAACGAATATCCGAACCCTCGCCTGTCCAGTTCCTGACCGATGCGCTGTTCGACCGGACCAACGTTTTGACTGATGCCGACGTTGAGCCCACGACCAACACCGCGAAAGTCTCGGCCGGTGATGTGCCCCTCGCCGTCGTACATGCCAGCAAGCCATGAGTCGCCGTCCTCCGACTCCCAGGGATCGGCAAGCCACTTGATGTGGTCGCCTGGATTGAGCAGTAATGCGGGGCGCCAGACGAGGCCGCCGTGGCGCTTTGGCGTTCCCAGCGGGTAGTCCCTTGCGAGAAACGGGTGTTCGCCGTTGACGACGATGCTTCCGCGGTCCGTGACCAGCCGATACCGCTGGTCGGTCCGATGCTCTACTGCTTCAACAACCCCGAGCCTGGTCCGCCGCCCTCCGTGTTCGCGTTTCCCCTTCTCGTCAACACCGAAGATGCCATCCTCCGGCTGCAATGTGTCGGCCCGTACCCAACGAAGGTCATCGGTTAGTACGAGGGTTTCCGGGGCGACACAAACAACCCCGCCATGCTTCACCGACAGTTTCCGCAAATGCCGGTAGAGCATTTTCACTTTCATGATCGGAACGCCGACGAACATGTTCGTGAACGATTCCGGCCCGACCGACACGAACGGCTTCCCGGTCTCCCCGGCCAACGCCTCGGCTAGGAGGCTCTTGCCAGTGCCCGGAGGTCCGACGAGAAGGAGACCGCCAGGCATGTACCCGCCGCGCTTCTCGACCACTTCAGGGTTTTCGAGGAGGAACAGGTTCTCCCTCATACGTGCGACGGCCTTGTCCTGGCCGTACACGTCCGAGAACCGAGTGCGGATCGACGCCGGGTGGATGACCTGGTAGAGGTCCATCCGGGCGAGCACCCACATCATGAGGAACAGTCCTGCGAACCCCATCGCAATGTTGAGTGCCATGAACAGGATGGTCTGGAAGTTCTGAACGACGAGCGCTGGAATGGCTGTAGCGCATCCGATCGTGCCGGTGCACTTGTCGGTGGCACCGTCGATGAGATAGCCGAGAGCGACCGTCCAGAAGGCGTAGCGGACTATCCGGCCGATCCGATAACGGGAGTAGTCCGAGAAGCGACCTTTGCGTTTCTCCCACCGGGCTCGAAGGCGGTTGGTGGTCGCGTAGAAGTGGGTTGACTGTTCTTCTCCGTAACGGACGAACTCTTTCGCCACGTACAAGACGACGAGACCCCAAGTGATCTTCCCGACAGGGGATTGGAGGAACGGTGATGGCTGGCCGCGTTCGGCGATGAACGTGTAGACGAGCAGATAGGAGATGACACGGATGCGTTCGGTCCAATGGACGGGTGGGCGCAGGCGAATCTTGCTCATACGACGCTGCCCGCTTTCGCCTTCAACGCTGTCGTATCCTCAAGCCAGAGTTGGCCGGCCCACACACCGACAGCAGACCCGCCCCGCTCCACTTCAACCCGAATCCGGTAGTCCGCGCACTGACGGGTCACGGAACACTCCGAGCAGACAGCGAGTGCTTCGGCCACCGTCGCCTTGTCGTGGAAGATGCGAGGGTCCACGTCAAGACAGGCCGCCTGAGCTCGCCACATCAGACGGCTCTCCATTCAGTCCGGAACACTTCCCCGTCCCGTGTTGTGATGCTCGCCCACTGGGATTCCGTCGTGGTCAGAAGCACCCGACGGGACACGACCAAGCTTCGCCGTCGCAGCCGGAAGAGAGTCGTGTAGATAGTCTCTGGCGTGATGTCCGGGAGAAGCATGCCGATCCCGTCGGGCGTCAGCCAGCCGCCATCCGTGACCAACACGTCGAGTATTCGTGCGGGGCCACCATCCGTCACCAACCCCCTGTTCTTCGGATTCGGTGGATTGTCACGCCGCCACATGTAGTAGCAGGACGAACACAATCCCCGAGCTGTCGTCGGACGGTCCGAGTGAGGGCAGACCATCATCGTTTCGCCCTCCATTCCGCCCGGACTTCAAACCCGTACGGACCCCGAGTGTTCGACGAAGCCAGACCGACAGCACGATGTTCGGTCCGATCCTCCAACGCGTCGTACAAGGCGTTCTTCACTTGGGCCGGAGTCATCACCCCGTCCAATTGGAGAGCGATACCCTCCGCTGTCAGCCAGCCGCCATCAGCCTCAAGAACGTCGAGGACACGGTTCGACAGTTGCGCTTTCCGACCACGCCGGACCGGCACGAAAAGAGGGTCGCCGTAAAGGTTGAACCGCTTGTAGTGGAACCGGCAGTAGCCTTTAGCCGAATACGGTTCTGTGCAAAGGTCGACAGTGCACTCCCGTTTCGGATTCCGCTTCAACTTTCAAACCTTCGAACATGACTGTTCTCCTGATACGAGTCAGGACCACGAGCCGATATCGACGCTTCCGCTCTATGTGCATTGAGAAGCTCTGGATAGGTGTCGATTACCCACAGAGCCAGGTCGGCAGCGCGTTGGCCCCTCGGCTGTGGCACCACCCACAGCTCAAGGTTCTCAGGATGGTTGTCGTGGCGGATGCCGTTCTTGTGATGAACATCCTCAAAGTCAGCGAGTGGCCGACAGAGGACCCGCTCCATGATCAACCGGTGCTCTAAGACGTGCCGACCGTTGTGATAGACCACTCGGTAGCCGAGCGTGTTGACGTGTCCCGTGCCATTGGGGGCCTTGGACCGGATGGCCTCTTCGGGATCGACACGCCCTCGCAGACGCCACCTTCGATAATGTTGCTTACACCAACTCCGAGCGCTAACCGGTTGGTCACAGTTCTCTACACTGCAAAGGGTCCCGGGCTCGTAGCGCTCACCTATGGGCTGCTCGGCGCGGACGTCGCCGTATCGTTGCCAACGGCTGTAATGAGCCTTGCACCAGCCCCTTGACGAGGGTGGCCGGTCACAGTCATCGACTGAGCAGGTAGGCTTGGACATGATCGGCCTCCTATGTAGGTCGGTCCATGCCCCCGGCCGTATCCGCGGTGCGGGGGCTTTCTCTGCCCTCCAATATAGTCGAACACCTGTTCTCATGGTATTCGCTCCGGACCGGTCCGAGCGAAGCTGGCCTCTTCGGTGGAGGCGCGCAAAAGGGTCTGAATCGCCGAAATCTGGGTCGATCTGGCGCGGACACTCTCGAGAGCAGCTCGTCGCATGCCCTCCGCTACGTCCCGCTTATACCGCAACCCCGCGGTCTGACCGTCTACTTGAGCTTCACGGAACCCCGCAGTCCCCTCAGTGTTCTCCACCCACGCACGCGCACGAGCCTTCCGGTACGCCTGCTCTGCGGAGGCGACATCCTCAGCGGACGTTTGAAGCATCTCCAAGCCAGCGTTCAGAAGGTGCGAAAGGCGGCGGACTTCCTCGGCGGCTTCGGAGAGAATCATTCGCTCGACTCCGCGAGTCGGTTAGAAAGTCGACCGTGCAGCCAGAACCCGCCGTACAAGTGCAGTCCGATACCCGCATGCGCACACGCACGCTTGTACGCCTGGCTTTCAGCATTATCAGCCGACGAGTCCGTACCCACACCCGCATACGATTCGTCGCCGAGATCCACAGCCACAGCCACCGTCCACTTACCGTCGCCGAACACGACATGAGTCACCCGGTATTCATGGCCTCCGTGGTCGAGCAGAAGACGTTGCGCATAGTGAGGCCATGAGACGTAGTCGACGGAGGGCCGGGAGGCGCCGCCCGGCTTCTTCTCAATAAGCCTGTCCGGGAACGGTTCGGCATCTCTCAGAAGCTCGGGGAGGGTTCTCACTTGTCCCGCCTGACCACCGCACCGTCATCTGATGCAGCAATGAACTTCGGGGCCCTCGATGCGGGCATCTCAGACACCTTCACCGCGCCCACTTCGACGTCCATGAAATAGTCTTCGAACGCTGCGAATCCGACCTCGCCGGTCTCCCGGTTATGCCAGTGGTCGCCCAAATCTCTCAGGCCGGTAATCCGCGCCGAATTCGGATTGAAAAGTCTCCGTGCTGCGTCTTCGGAGTTGATCCACTCCCAAAACTCACTGGCCTTCTCCTCGCGGAGTTTCCACTTCGACTCAGGAGCCGCCCGATACACCCTTTCACCGAACTTGGCGAAACCTCTCGAGCCCAACGACGGCTGCATGCCCTCCAACGACAGAGAGGCGATGAGACGGACGGCCTGGCCGATAGGAGCGAGAAACGCACGCAGCTCGTCCAACTCCTCCACAGTGGAGGGAAGGTCTACGACCGGCTGCTCCCCGAACTCGATCGTATGTGCGGTGTCGCGGACGAGTTCCCAAACGTCAGCCCGGTTCATTCGTCCCAACCCTTGTAAGCGCCGACTATCACCATGCCCATGCCGACCAAGAAAAGAAGAAGTCCGCCATCATCGACAAGGCGCTGCGTCACCATGAAGTAGATGCCGAACGCGAACCAGAATCGGGCCACTGCCGGCCTCATACGAGCGGCGTTTCAATGTAGGCGGCGAGCAGGTACAAGACAGCCAGAAGAAGGCCGAACAGTCGGACAGGAACATCCAATTCGTCGTCCAATTCGATGATGTGGCCGAGTTCGCAGGTGGCAAGCCAGCCGTCCTTTGCGTCAACCATCGTGAGGACGTTTCCGCAGGTGGGACAGCGGTCCTGCATCACAGCCGCTCCCCGGCGATATTCTCAGAGACGCGTCTGACCGCCGCTGCGGTCAGAGCGGGGGTGTCTGCGATTGTTCCGATAAACAGAGACTGAGCTTGAGCGGGGGTCAGACCGAGCAGTCGAGGCGCCTCATTCCAGGCATAGGATGATTTGCCGTCCTTGACTATCTGACCGTCGTATTGGCCGAACGTCCACCCGGCGTCATAGCAAACTTTGCCAGCGACGCACATGGCTGTACCACAACCCCAGGCGCCCTGGTCCCAGACCCGGACCGACTCGGGAAGCTGCGCTTGCTCCTCAACCCATTCGACCATTTTCCTCAGAAGGGGTACGTCGATCATTGGTTTGCCGGCCATCCGGTTTCCAACATGCGTCGGGCCGTCAGGTCGATAACCTCCGAACGCAAATCCAACTGCGAGACGTGGTATGGGTTCAAACGGTTTCCGAGGGCTGCCGTGTTGGTGTCGCCCTCTGGGAAAGGCGTCACGATGAACGGAGGAACATCGCTGTGGGGCAGCAGCCCCCGGAAAACTGAAACCAGGCTCAAGACTCCTCCTTGTTGAGGTACTCCTCGATTTCGGCAAGCGACCGGGCGTAGATCACGTCTTCGGGGTCGGTGCCGGCTCGGATGTGCCGATGGTGGAAGTCGATCAGCCTGCTTCCCCTCTTCGTTGCGAAGTCGGTTTCGCCGATCTGGTCGTCGTGGCCGACGTATTTGCCGTCGAAAAACCAGAGCGATCCGTCCCACTCGTCGTGGCCGTTGACATAGTCGATACGCAAAACCGTCATGACTCCTCCTCTATGTAGAACGAGACCGTGTCCCCAAACGGGTCCCAGCCGACTTGGCCCATCACTTCGACGTGGGGGCCGAGCTCCATGCGGGCCTGCTCAGCGGCGCGTAGAGCAGCGAACGGTCCACGGTCCACAGTCACGGTCAGACCGTCGTACCAATCGGTCATCATTTGCCCTTCTTCTTCATCGAACCGGGCTTGTGGAACGCGGCGACCTTCGACGGGCTCGCTCCCTTGATGAACGCCAAGTACCAGGCGACCCGACGTTCCAGCGGAGTGTGCGACCTCCGACGGCCACCCTTCACGACCCGGCGACTCTTGTTGAACCGACTCATGCGACCCTCGCTGCGTCTAAGGCGTCCACCAGGACCGACGGGAAATTCCCCGGCAAGGACGTAGGGAGACCCGCCGGGGAAGAACGGACCAGGGAGACGGGTTCGGCACGGTCAGCACCATCCGTCATTTCCAAACGGACCAGCGACGGGTCCTCATCCCACCAATCGAAAAGGAAACGCATCGCCTCACGCTCAGTGGCGAAGACGAGTTCCATGTAATGGCTGTTCCGGTCGCCTGGCTGCCACGACAATGAGGGAAGCTCAGGCGTCGCACGGATACCCCAAGTACGAGTGGTCATGTCGACTCCGCCATCCACCTTTGGTGGCGTTCCACCCGACGATGCAACAGCCGATACCAGAACCACCGGCGCAGTCCGAACCATTCGCCGAGCCACCAGCGGAGAATGAACCACCACAACTCGCGGGCGCCCTGACGGTTCGTATGCCAATACCACTTGTCCAGAGTGCCGATCCACAACTCGAACCCGTCGTTGCCGATGCGGTAGACCTGACGAAACCCGTTTGTCTCGGTGTAGTGCTTGACCTCGTTCATCGGTGGGTTCGGATTGCCGCCCCAATCAGTGCCGAGCATCACGTACAGTCGATTCTCAAGTCGACCGAAAGCATTCATGGCGCCACCAGTCGTCGAGCGTCCTGGTCGAAATCCATCCGCGCGAACGCTTCATGCTCCGACCGGTATTGGCCTAGAAGATGCCAGTGACGTTCAAACTCGGCTTGGATGCAGTCACACCAGAGAGCAAGATCGTATGAGTGGCCGGTACGGGTCGTCTTATACCGGGTGGTTCCCCGAGCGTGAATCCACGACCTCACGACCGCCTCCACGCCATCCGGCCGAGTCCGCCGTTGATCAGAGACAAGACCAACAGGACCGAACCCATCATCCACCGGCCGTCGAGGAATTGGTAGGCGCTCGAAGCGAGAGCGCAGCCACTAATCCAGAAGCTGAACGGTGCCGGGTTGGTCCGTTTCGTCCAGGCGATCACGACGCGGCCTCGAGTGAGTCGGCCCACCGGTAGAGAGTGCGCCATGCGATCGGAATGCCAGTCGCCAGATTCAGGTCAGAGGCGATACTTCGGATGGCTTTCCCGTTGTCCTGTCCTTCGGCGATGAAGTCTGCGAGGGTGGTGCCCTGCGAGGCGAGAGCTTCGTCGACCAGGACGCGGAGGGTGCTGGGATTCCTCATCTCATGTGGAGATTACACACGCCGTGCCAAATGTCAAGTACCTATCTTGTGGAGATTCCCCACAACCGGTTGACAAGTGGCACAACCGGTGTGTATCTTCCCCATATGGCCGGAAGTTGGGCAACCATTGGGAGAAAGGGCAAGGCTATGACAACGGAATTCGTTGCAACAAGGGCAGAAGTTCAGTCCGTGAGAGTCGGCATGGCCGCATTGGGGGCAGGACTACGCAACGCGAAGGATCTTCACCGGGCGCTCCAAGCCAACGGAGCCACGATCCACTACGAGACCATTCGACGTCTCTGGTCTGGCGAGCGGAAAGAAGAACTGCCTTTCACTCTGATCGAACAGATCAGCGAGGCGACCGGGTTCAGCAGCGACTGGCTGGTGGGCAAGCCCGAAGCGGCGCTCCCTGACAAGGTGAACCGCGCAAAGGGCGTTTCGCGCAGTTCGTTTGCACTAGTCCCCCTCGCCGCCTAGTACCAGCGGCCCATACCCCCCAAAGCAGGCATGCCCTATGGTCACATGCCATGAGAGAGTCGGAATACGCCGACTATCTCATTGGTGAGAGGCTAGGACCGCGGACCCGGCAACGGTATCTACGGTGGGTACGGGATGCGGATGAGTGGTTGACACAACAAGAAGCCACCCTCGCCGCCACTACAGCCACCCTAATCGCAGCCTGGGCCGAACAGCGAGTACCCAACTCCCACGCATGCCGCGGACAAGCCGCCGCCGCACTCAAACACTACTGGCACATGATCGACCATCCCCGACCGCCAGTCCGCGCGATCCCCGTCCCACCCGCACCCGAAATGGTCTGCCGTGCCATCACCGACCAACAGATCGACTATGTCATCAAAGTCGCCACAGGATGGTGGCCGAAAGGCACCGTCGTCCTAGTCGGCATGACCCTCGCCCTCAGACGTTTCGAAATCGCGAAAATGGAGTGGTCACGGTTCGACCCCGACCTGACCTGGTATCGAGTTACCGGCAAGTATTCGAAGACAGCAACACTTCCAGTCCACCGTCATCTCATCACCGAACTCGAGGGGCGTAACATAAATGGTACGCCTTGGGTGTTCCCCGGCAGGGTCGACGGACATATCAACCCGGCGACAGTCGGCGCGTGGACAGCCGAAGTCGGACGAGCCGCCGGCGTACCACATCTCCTACCCCACGAGCTCAGACACACGACCCTTGCCGTCGCGAATGATGAGACCGGCGACCTCCGATCCGTCATGGCATTTGCGCGTCATTCGAAGCCGTCCACGACGGTCGGATATACTCGCACCACCGCGACCAAACTGCGGGCCGTATCGGATGCTCTAGGCTATCTCGACTGAACCACCAGAAGGAGTCGCTGCGAGAATCCTGAAAGCCGTCGGCGTGTACGTCCTGGCTCTAATCCCGTTCGTGTTCTTCGAGTGGGGCCAGTGGGCGTGGATACCTGGACTGGCCGCCCTCGTCGTCGCTGTCGTCTATTACCGGAGGGCCAATAGATGAACGCCTCTCCACCGTGAAGCAGAGAGGCGTTCAGTAGCTCGACGACAGTGCGCCCTAGGGGCGGTGTCTAACCAAGGCCCACTGTAATCCGCTTGGCTGGCATTTGCTAGATCGTCACAGGTAGGTCGGAGTGCCCGCCTTGAAGCCCAGCGACAAGACAGGACCCAACCAGGCGAACCGGTCCTGCAGCCTGTTCAAGACGATCGTGACAACGCCGACAATCGCCGAAAAGGCGAAAGCCTCCAAAGCGACCCCGTCAATGTCCAAGCCCAGGTTCGCTGTCCAGGCAATGACCGCGCCTACTCCGGCTTGGACGGCTGTCCGCACTCCGGCAATGATCGCGTCTCTCATTCATCCTCCTTGATTGTCATGCCGTCAACGACGGCGTCTACCGGCTCCGCATGAAGCCGGCTGATCTGGTCTGCGAACAAGAGCCACACGATTTCGGCAAGCTGATCCCGCATCAGGAACGTGGTCTGCTCGCCGCGGAACTTCAAGAAAGTTGAAGGAAGCCGCATACAACACACCGGAGCACCGTGCACAAGAGAGTTCCGTCATGGTCGATCACGAAGAACGGGTCGGCCGTGTCCGAAACGCATTGAGGGCAGACGACCGCGGCGATAGGCCCATACCTCATTCACACACCCCCCAATACCCTTCTACCGCACGTCGAAGTGTTCGAGCATCCAGACGGTGACACCAGCGACCAGGAGACCCCTCACAGGCCGCGGGAGAAGCATCACTCGTGACGTGACCGTGGGAAGTCGGCCCGTGAGCAGAGCGGCCGCCTCCCACGTCGATATGACCGCAATCACCGCAGACTCCGCAGTAACGTCCCTATGCAACAACTTGGCCGCGATTGCCTGCATGAGACAACTGCTCCTATCCGGGGTCTTCAGCGTCGCGCACTCGGCCCACGCGGATGGCCGCTGCTCTTTGTTGAGCGGCCCGACGGACGAGCAAGTCGACGACGGACTCCGTGTCGCCTCTAGCTAGTGCGTCGCGGACCGTGTTGAGGTCTGCGAGGAATTGGAGTGACGGTGTCCAGGGCATCCATGACATTGCTTGCCTCCCACGTGCACCGCTCTCAAATGAAACAATCGATTCGTTTACGCAAACGTTTCTGCCGTTCCTCTATTGGTTCTCTAGAGGAACAGCACAGCCATGGTGTTAGATGGGGGATGACGGGCGGCCACGAAGGGAGACCACCCGCCATCCGAGGTCCCAGCCGGACCAGGAGCGGGAACTAATCCGGGTGGGAAGGGGTTAGAGTGCGACGCCCGCGGTTTTCGTAGTGCCGATGCTCATACGACTCCGATACCGTCGGCCACACCCGCCACATCGGAAACGAGGGAACGTGTTCGCCTTCGTCCTGTAATACCCGTCACGAGTACGGTCGGGGGAGCCGCACGACGGACACACATCCTGCAAGTATTCGGCCGCGTCGACCAGGCGGGGAAGGTTCTTCGCATGCGGTTTCAACGCGTGAAACACCTGCTCGAGAATCACCACGTCGTTCCGGTTGTAAGCGACCATCTGCTCCAACGCAGGTTTGGATCCGTGGTAGCAGTCACGCCACAGTCCGAACGACGTCGAATGCTTGCCAGCGAAGCCGAGGAACTTGGCGAGATAGTCGAGCTTGTTCGACGTGAACCGGAACGTCCCCCTCGCTAGCGTCAAAGTGTCGATGCTCTGGGTTTGTCCTAGAGGTTCGAGGCCGTGGAACACTAAACGGGTGTTCAACATTTTCAAGTCGAACGCGTTCCCATTATGCGCGACAACAATGTCCGCTTTCCTAATCAGGTCGGCGAGCTGTTCGACGATCCGCTTGTCGTCCTGGCCTTTCGCCTCCTTCGAACTGACCACCCGAGAAATCACAGATGTACTGTCGGACCATTTCGCTGCCCAGCAGATCATCCACCATTCCTGTTCGACCATCTCCGGATTGATGTAATCCTGTTTCAACTGCCAGAAATATCCGAGGAGAGGAGCCGTCTCAATATCAAAGAACAAGAGACGGAGAGGTCGGGGGAACAGGTCGTCCACTAGGAGCGCGCCTTAATCAGACCACGCAACGTCGACCGAACCGTCGACGCGGAAGGCGACGTGTCAAAGTCGGCTTCCAACCGTTTAAGCACGGCAGCCCAAACCGGATCCTTGCCGAGTTCTACCGCCCGATCAGCGACAGCGTCCATGAACGCTCTGGTTTCGGGGGTTGTCAGGTCATACCAGGTGGCCGGACCGGACTGGTCCCGTACGAACAGGTCGTCTAACTGTGTCATCTATTTCCTCCCCGCTAAGGGTTCGATGGTTTCAGTTGTCAAGAAAGAAGGCCGACAGCGATGAGAATCGAGACCAGGATGGGAACCAACGCCATCCACGACGCCTTGTCAGGATGGGAGTGGCCGGCGTCGAGTTTCGTTTCGATCCGTTTCAACCGGTCCGTCACATCCTTATGGTGAAGATCTACGATCTCTCTGAGATTGTCAGTCATCGGTCATGCTCCGGGCAGTAGAACTTGCCGGTATCTCCGAGTGGGACCATCGGATGGGGGGTCATGTTCCGACAGGTCTCATAGTTGTGGCGGGCACGACGGGTTTCAGCGTCCGTACAGTCGCAGACAGTGCAAGTCATCATCCGTCCAACCGTTTCGCCAGTTCGTCAGCCACCGCAGCAGCAACACCCGAGGAGACCGCCCCGGCGATAGTCTCGATCTGAGCCGACGTGAAACCCTTCTCTGACGCTCTCACAGACCTGACACCCAGCCCGTACGTTTGGACGAGATAGTTCGCGACCGTCCGAGAAATCGGAGTGCCCGGAGTGGTGAACGACTCGTTGAACGACCGGGACATGAGTTCGTCGACCGTCAACTTCGCTATGTCTTGTTTCTCCTGTTCGGTGAGCGGCATGTTCTCCTCCTGCAAGTTGATGGACTGGTTGAGCGTGGAAATCTGCGAGTGGAGGTTCCGACCGGGACAAGACGTCGAAGCTCCCGACGCGTCCCGGTGGCCGCCGGTGAAACCTTCCCGCCACCAGCCCTCCGAATACCCGTGGCGGGCGAGTTCGACGATCGAACGCATGGCGGCAACCGTCGGCTGATCGTTGTCGTAGTTGCCCGTCAGGCAGACCGCATGGGAGACCGTGTTATGACCCGCCGTGTGTCCACCTGCTATCCCTGCTCCGCGTCCTTCGTAGATGGTGCCCTCGTGGTTGATCAGGAACGAGTAGGCGATGTCGTTCCACCCTCGAGTGTCCATGTGGAAGGTTTGGATCGCTCGAACGCGGGCTTCGTATCCGGTGGGTGATGCCGTGTGATGGAGCCACAGTTCCGGTGTGGGAGTGGTGATCTTCCGGGGGGTTGTCTTGGGAGGGCGAGCACCCCAAGAGGCGCGGGAAACGATCTGCATGGGAAACACTCCTCTAGACGGATGGTGGTAGTGCCGATACGGTCGGACACATGCTTCCGATCCTGCTGCTTGTCCTCGTATTGGACTGTCAGACCGTCACCGTCGACCATGAGACGGGAACACCGCAGATCGTCGAATCGGTCGGTGTGAATCCGCGGTTAGGAGTGGAAGGCCATTACCTGGTCGTCACTGACGATTATGAGGATGACGTTTCGGACGGGTGGAGTGTCGACGTTTCCGATCCGACGATTGAAACAGTGACGGTCTGCACGGACGGGTCGGTCGCGTTCGGACGTGAGCAGCCTGTGGAGACCATTGTCTTGTCCGGTCCGTTGGAAGTGTGGCGTCCCTGGTTCGGACACAATCCCGTCTAGGCGGCTTCGTAAGTGGCAGAGAATCCGATCGTGTCGCCGGTCCCCCAGGTGAACGGCACCGTCGCTGTGATGGCGATATGTCGGACAGTGGTGGACACGTCGAGGGCTTCCAAGTTGAACCGTTGAGTCGTGTTGGCGATGATGACCGTTCCGGCACGACGGGCAACTCCGGCCTCGAACAAGGTAGCCGATCCGACATTTGTCGTGTTGTCACCGTAGGAGGCGTGGCAGGTGACGGGAAGGCTCACCGCCGGGCTGGTGCCGACAGCCGAACCCGACGATCCGAAAGTGAACAGGAATCGAGCGATGACGGTCGACCCGATCTGCGTGTACCGGGCGACCACCGTCCCGTTACCTAGAGTGATATTGGTGAGAGTGGGAGACCAGGCTTGCCATACCAGCGCCGATTCGAGAGCGTATTGCGTATGCGGGTCGCCCGTTGTCAGATTCAGTAGAGACGCATGAGACAATGCTCCGGCGAGCGTTCCGACCGTCGCCGACTTTTTCACATACGACGCTGCCGAATCCTCCAACAGGATCTCATCCGCCGCGACCGGCACCGTCTTCAACGTGACCGCAGTAATCTCGTCGGCGACATCATCGTGGATCGCCGTATCGTCAATATGCGCCAGGTCGATGATCTGCCGTTTGAAAATCTTGATGAACCGGGCGATCCCGGAACTGTCCTCACCGTCATGGGCATGAGCAGGCACGCTCTCACGGCCGTCTCGGAAGGTCACTGTCGTTGTCCTCGGATGACCACCTGGGCGTACACGGTCGTCGAACCCTTCGACGGAATCCCCTCGAGAGGAGCGGACACCTGACGGATCTGCCCTTTCACCACTTCGTCGGATCGGAGTAGAGTGGCGGTTACGCTCACGCCGACAAGATCCTGGAGAGCGTCATAGACAGCCTTGCCCATTCCCGGCACGGTCGTCGGTTTACGGCCTGGCATTTCCAACCGGTCTGAAATGTTCACGGGAATCACATAATCATGTTCCGTGGGAAGTTGAACACCGCGGAAGGAGAAGGCGAGCACTTCCGGAGTTTCGTCGTTGTCGTCGTTGGCGGTCAGTTCGACTTTTCCGGCGATGAACCGGGATTCCACACCTGTAATCGCTGTTTCTTCGGATGCGCCGGGAGCGGCCGGAGTGGCCGTGATAATCGAAGTCCACGACGCGTGGTCGGAGTCGTCGATAGCGGCCGGATCTGTCGAATAGGACAGTTCGACTGACGTGCCTGTTGGCAGATCTCCGGTCTGTAGTCGGGCGCCGACCCACGCTTTCTGAGCTGCATTGTAAAAGTCGGCGAGCGGAGAAATCAGATAGCCGGTGTCCTCGTATGTGGTGTCTTCCCGGTAGAGGTCGCCAGCACTGATCTTGACGAACAGCCGGTCGTTCACCATTGCGATCCCTTCGGCCCGATACGAAATCCCGGAGCTCAAGGCCACGTCGAACAGGCGGGTGACTCCGCCGGACGTCAGGTCGTATCGCCACACATGACCAACACTGTTGGACTCTCGAACTTGGAAGAACACAGCATTGCGGGTTACCAGCATTGTTGCGATTTCCATGTTGTTGGCTGGAGCGGCCGTCCAAGTCCGGAGCAGTTGGAGTCCTCTCACCGTTCCGCCGACGACCGCACCCCGGTAGAGTCGAGCTACCCCTTTTGTACCGTCATATTCGGCTGTGGCGACCAGGAGAACTCCGCTGGCGAACGCCATGGCGGACGGATATTCAAGTCCGGGCATGGGAGTTGAACCGACTTCGACCAGTTCTCCGTCCTCATCGGCGAAAGCCGTTATCACCCCGTTCCCCTCAAAATGTCCTGCTCCCACCAGGATAACTGACCCTGCGTCGACCACCGTCTGGATGATCGTGCCGGTATAGTTTTTCAACAGGACAGAACCGGTACTGGCGCGAGCCTCGTACAAGTCTTCGACATTGGACGCGGCGATGATCCGCTGTTTCACCGCCCACAACCGGCCGGGCAAAGTCAGGTCAGACCAGTGCGACCAGGTGCCTCCGCTGCTGCGGACGTGGATACCGTTGGTGTCCATTCCGGCATAGACTTCGTCGCCGAGAGCCACAATGTCTTTGACCTCGTCGTTGCCTTCTCCGTCATGAGGATTTTCCACCACCCAGGTCGGAGACGCAGCGGTCGGGTTAATGGTCCGGTCGACCCGTTCGTTGTCGGAGATCACGCCGAGCAGGATGCCGCCCAGGTTTACCAGAGAATGGTGGGGGGTGGCGTCAGCGTCGCCGGTACGCAGCGAAGACAGAGAGTGGAGGAGTGTGATTGGTTCGGGTTGGCTGGTTTCTGTCAGCGAAGTTTCGACTCCGGCCGAGTCGAAGAACCGACTCGCATCCTGTTCTGTCGCATCCCTCCGATGAGCCCGGCGTAGTCCTTCTCCGCCGCCGAAATCGGACCGTGAGAACGATTCGCCGGATTCGGCGCGCATGTCCTCCGGATTCTGCGCGACGTTCGGAGCCTTATCCTCCGGGTCGACCGTTTGGAATTGGAGAGTCCGACCCGGACCCACCGCCAATCTCAGATACAAGGATTCGGCGTCGGTCGCACCGTATTCGATCAGACCGCCATACCCGGCAGCAGCAGGACGAGCCACGTTCGCCTTCGTAGGAAGCGTCATCTAGTACGCCTGGTCTATGACAACTCGGTCGTGTTGCCGGAGAGCCTGCTGTCGTTTCAACGGACGCATCTGAAAGTCGGCGAACTGCAAGAGCGCATTCCGAATGTCCGTGCCCGATCCGAGAGGCCCGCCAGCCTCCGCCGCTAGCGACTGGGTGATGAAGTCGATGGTCGCCTGGTTCAAATCCCGGTTCGCTACCAGGCCAGCAACGGCTAGTGGGACGATCACTTTCACCCATCCAACATCCACGTTCAACGCGACCAGCGTGTCTGCCTCCAATGTTGGACGGACTGTCTTCGACTTGTACACGACCTGGATAGGACTCGTGCCCGCACCCGCGACTTGGATGGCCGTACCCGTCGAGCTCAAAGGGAAGTCTTGTAGTTCCTCCCATGAGCCGATCCGTGCCCAACGGTTTCCGACGTTGACTCGCATGTCCAGGATTTCGCCGACCTGCGATGGCAGTTCGATCGGTTCTGTTCCGCCCCATGTTTCTTCGACGGCTACCTGCCACAAGTCCGGCCAGAGCCCTTCGATAGCGTCGGCGACGGCGGTGAGAATCGAATACCGGGGAATGTAGTTTTCGCCGGCGATGAGGATTTCCGTGGCGTCGGCGTGGACGGCTGCGGTAGTCCCGTACATGGCCCGTCGGATCGTCAGGGTCAGGTCTGGTGAGGTGCCGGTCGGGTCGGCTGTCATCAACACCAGTTCCGATTCGATTTCCAAGAGGGCGCCTGCGGCGAGCAGGTCTTCTTCTTCGGGTGTGAGCTGGGAGGTTTCAGTGATGACGGTCGTGTCGGATGCTGAAATGCCGCCGGTGTCGTTGATGACGAACCGGGACGGCTGCTCTCCTGGAGGTTGAATCCAGTCACGGTTGACGCGGTCGATGATCGCTTCGACGGTCACGACTCACCCCCTCTCAGTATGCGACGCGTAATCTCCGCCGCTTTGGTGCTTTCCGCTTCTTCGGCTTCTGCGGGCGTTTCCGTTTGACCATCAGTCGACGAGAATCAGGTGGACGGTCTGCGGGCCTGACGTTTGTCCGGCGCTTGAAACCAGTTTCAGACTGTGAACGATCCCAGCGAAGTCGGCCGGGTCGAACGTCGAATACCGGGATGCCTGCACGTCGTTGAGGGTCCTAAGGACGGGCGGGTCTGCATTGTCGTAGACGCCGAGGAACGTGGCCCCACCATCAACAGAAGCAGTGAACGTGACGTTCACTGTCACCCATCCAGCACCAGTGACAATCCCGGCGAGGGTCAATCCGTTGAGCTTGCATTCGGTCGACGTGGTTCCCTCGTCGGCGATGACCACTGTTTTGACGGCACGGATCAGTCCGTGTCTGATGCTCATAACACTCCTTTGACAGGAGGAGAAGCCCGAAGACTCCTCCCCCTGCGAGTTAGGCGGGTCGGACGGTGTTGACGCCCTCTTCGGTGGTGTTACCCACGTAGAAGACATCATCATCAATGATGATCGTGTCCGCCTCGTGCGTGGCGAAAGCGAACACGTTGTTCGCTACCAGCCCGTTAGTCCCTGAACTGTCGATGTCCAAGAACCGGGTCGGAGTCGTACCAGAGGACTCGCCGAACACGTTCCCTGTGATCCACAGGTCGTTGACGGCTCCGTTCTCCTTGATGCAGTCCGCGGTGAGCTTGGTGAACAGGCTGTTCGCGATCAACACCTGGTGCATCGCGTCGCCGCCGGAGAATTCGATGTTGACACCTATCGCCGAATTGGCGATATGGCAGTCTTCAATGCGAATGTCCACGATCTGACCACCACCAGCCGAAGCCAGTGAGACGGCCTGATCGCCGCCATGCAGCTTGCATCCGGCGACCTGAACCCGTCGTATCTGGCCTGACATGACCAAACCCGAACCGCCGGAGCGGCCCTCGAGGTTCAGGTTGTACAGGCCGACATCGGACACACCGTCGAGCGTCATCGCTGTAGAAGTGCCCAATGCGACACCAGTGACACGAACCGAATGGCGAGGGCCGGCACCGATCAACGTGAGTTGCCCTGTGGTAACCGTCACGTCCTCGTCGTATTCACCAGGTGCGATCAGGATCACATCGCCCTCCACCGCAGTATCAACTGCGGTTTGGATGAGCGTGTCCGGACCGCCCGAATCGACCAGATGCAGGTTCCCGTTCGGAGGGATCATCACACCATGCGCAGTAACGCCGAGCAGGGCTTGACGCCAGCGAGGATCCATACCGAGCAAGTCCTGGGCTTGGAGGCTTGAAAAACTCATTTCACTCCTCCTCTCAGGAAGTTGTCAGTCCGGTGATTTTCCCGTGCCACTGTTCCGGTCCGTACTGGATGCCCCATTCGCCGTAAAGCTGCGAACGGTCCGAAGCGCCAGTCTTCGCGAGAGGCTCCAAGAACAGTTCGCCCTTACCGGGAATGGGCATGACGACCGGCTTCACGAACGCCATGTCGAAAATGCCGAGCACGCCAGCAGTCACATGACGGTTGATCACAACGTCCAACTCGGCGAACGGAGTGATAATGGAACGAATGTTCGCTCCACCAACAGTCCTCGACCGGTCCACGAACGCGTAGATCTCGTTGACCCGTTGAATCTGCAGGGCAGTACCCATGATCGTCGGACGAATGAACTTCGACCGGGACGTGTGCATTTCCCGGAGCAGTTCGTCGATGTGATCCTTCGACAAGTCCGAAGTACCAGCAGCGACAGTGTTCGTAGTGATCGCCGTGAGAATCCCACGGGTCCTACGGCCAGTCGCAGCATCATCCGGATTGTCGAACGTGCCAGTCAAGAAAGACACTTCCATGTCCTCCGCGCAACGGTCCAACTTCAACGCCTGTTGAAATTCGATCTCGTTGTTGACCGGCTGCTCACCCAACACGGAAATCGCCGGGGTCGAAACGGTTTCACCACCCGAACCGAGAAACCCAGTGTTCCCCTGCTTCGAATAGTTGACGTCGACGCCGTACTGGAAGATCTGAACCACGTTCGACACTTCGGAACGGTCACGTTCCGCATACGTCGGATCCTGACCTTCAGCAATGTCCGGCTGGGCAGCAGACGCATTGTCAGTGGTCTGCCATGTGAACTGCTTACCTGCGACCTGACGGACACCGTTCATCGCTGCAAGCGTTTTGAACGGAGCGTCCCGGCCGGTCAGGTTGAAAAGCTCGCCAACAAAGTTGACAAGATTGACTGTGGTGGCTTGACCTGAAACGGAAGCCATTTGCTATCTCCTTTACGCGGCCACCATCAGCCGTTAGCGCCAAGGAACTGCTGCAGTTTCAACCGGCCCGAAAGGCCCCAGTCTCCAACTGCCTGAGCTTCCTCGATCGCCTGGGTTTCTGTTGGCGGCTCGTCAGAAGATGTCACCGAATTCAAATCGCGTAGACCGTCCGCACTCAATACGGCAGCCTGCTCCGTCGGAGTCAAGATCGGCCTAGACGCAGCCTCAAAGCCGAGCTCTTCGGCTAGAGATTTCACAGCGTCCGCATCCGACCCTGGTACGGCGAGTCTTGCGAGGGCTTTCCCTGCGGGAGTGTCCGGGTCGAACCCTGCACTCCTGACCGCCTTCTCAACGGCGAGAGGTTCCAGTTCGGCAAGACGAGCTTCGAGAGCGTCCTGCTTGGCACGCATGTTCTCAAAGTTGATCTCCTTGTCGGACAGTTCCTCAGACACTTCGATGATTCCCTCTGACATTGTTTCTCCTTTGGCTAACGCCCTCATGCCTACGACTGGTCGGGCGAAACAGTCGGTGGGACACGCCGAGATAAGGAGAACCACAGGCTTACGCGGTGGTGAGGTTCGCTGGACGCGTCCTGGCACAGCAAACACACAAGGGTTTCGGTCGACTTGGATGGGCTAGTTGTTATAGGCGATCGGGCGTGAGCCCAAACCCTCGACTAGCGCTCCAAGCGTATGGACAGAAGGGTCCGTGACCTGAGTGGCCTACGTCTTGGCCTAGGACGACCGCGACGAACGGTCGAACAATCTCATACTAATCGTATTACCCGGGAAAGTGAGTAAACATCATCGGGCGGTGAGGCCGGTGAGCGCGAAGTCGTCGCGCACGTTCACCGAACCCAGGCTCTCAGAGAACAGGGAAGCCTCTGCCCGCAGCAACCGTTGAACCCGTTTCGTCTGAACCGCATCCCCGAAAATCGTGGCGTCGGCGAACTCCTCCAAGTCGAACGTGTCGTCAGGATCACGATGCCGCTGGGCGAGCTGATCCAAGTTGAACAGTCGCCCTTCAGCGTCAGCGAAAAACCCTCGAGCGATGCTCTGGTCGACTCCGCCGGCGACCAGTCTTCCGGCGAACGACTCGTCCACGTCCAACCCGCGGGCGAGACCTTCCGCCCCGACTTGGGCCATTGAAATCTTGTGGTTGAGGATCTGATCTCCGACCCCCTGCGGGTCGATAGCCCAAGCGAACAGGGCCTCGTCCGACATCAGATCAGCACCCTCATACGCTGACAGAGCAGCACGGACCTGAGGAATGTTCGTTATCACCTGCTCGTACACGCCGCCCAACCTGCCAGCGAGTTCCGAAGGGCTCACGTCGCCCTCCATGAGAGCAGTGAACTTGTCTTCGAACAGTTGACTGTTCAATCCGAACTCGCGGAACAGGCTCCCGTAGGCTTCCCGAGTGGAGAACCACTCCTGCTCCGACATTCGCAGAGTCCCGTCGGCACGTTTGATACCAGGGAAAATCGCATCGTACTCTTTCGACGATCGAACGTCGGCCAAGGCGAGGATTGCGTCTCCGGTGTCCTCCCACGCAGTAGCGAAAATCCCGACGAGAGCATCGGGCAGCCACGGATAGTAGGCGCGAACTTTCGCCTTCCAATCGATCGGCTCTGGTTTCGGCGGGTCGGTCGCTCCCTGTCTGTTCGGATCGACCGGAATGACCGGCGCAACATAGCCCGGACCGGACGCTCCCTCCCTGGACGGACCGGTCAGAGGAGAAACCGGATCGGCTGGTCTCTGCCTGGTAGCCATTACATCCCCCTAGACGATCGACGCGTCGGCTTTGCGGACCTGACCACCAAACGCACCATTCAAATCAGATAGAAGATTCTGCGTGACCGTCTGATTGTTCCGCTTCAACCCTTCACCACGCAACAGTTTCTCCGCGCCAGCAAGGTCGTTCATACGGACAATCTTCGCGAACAGGGCATCCGTCTCGTCAGGAGTTTGACCCCACACTTGAGAGAACACGCCACGCCACGGAGCAGCAATATCCTCATACGTCAAATTCGGATTGTCATATTCGGGGAACAAGGCGAGACGATGCTTCCGGAGACTGTCCTCAAGTTCGAGTTTCGCATCAGGATCGTTACGGAGTTTCCCAGCCCACGAATCAATGTTCGCCTTCGACCATGAACTAGAATGAGCCGGGCCGAGCCATTCGCTGATCAGATCCTTGACTTGATCTTCCCCCTCGCGGGTCGTGTCACCACCTCGGAACGATTTCAGAGCATCGTCGAGAGTTCCACCCGCATACGGGTCGGCCAACAGTCGAATCTGAGTGGTCGCGTACGCTTCCGTCCACGAGCCTTGAGTCCACTTGTCAGCGACCGTCTGAACGAGCTGTTCGGAAGCGTCGTCCACTCCCGCAGCGCGGAGCAGGTCCGCCACTCGAATCCGATTGTCAGCGATCAACGCGTTCGCCGTAGCCGGATCCGACGCGTTCAATGATATCCACTGGCGTTCCGTGTCCGAATGGGTCCGCCACCATTCCGACCCTTGCAGTTCAGCATCCGAAATCGACCGGCCCTCAAGGGCGGCCTGCATCCACAACGTCAGGATTTCACGGTCGGCGAGCCACGGTTTCACTCGGACTTCCGACTCGTAGTTCGAATAGATCGTTTCGACCGGGTCTTCCTTCGTGTTGATCAGCTCTCGCGAATTGCCGAAGTTCAACGCTCCGGTCTTGTAGAATTCGTCCCACGATCCGAACTTCCGGTCGGCCTTCTTGATACCGAGAGCGGTACGGTCTTCGCCTGTGACCTCCCAGATCATCGGAATGGGAGGAGACACCCGGTCGTTCATCCGGACCAGATACGTTTTCCCTCCGACCTCCCACACGTCAAGATTCGGGGGCACCTGGTTGAGCTGCTGTGCCATTTAGAGCACCTTCCCAGCGTCGAGCATCGCCGACGGTTTCGGCACGTCCCTGGGCGCCTCTCGTAACTGTGTGGGAGACACGGCCGGAGTCTTGCTGATCTCCGGGATCGAGCGGCCTTCAAAGTAGTTTTGGGCGATCCAGCCAGTGTCGAACGACACGTGCACATGGTCATAGTGAGATTCGGACTGCCAGCGGACAAACGACGTGAACGGCTGGACTACAAGCCAATCCCTCAAGGCGTCCAACTCTTCCTTCTCGCCGAAAAAGTCGATAGCTCCGCCGCTGTAATGGTCCGAGTTTCCCGACGGACCACCCGGAGCCTTATGAGACGCCTGCGGAGCCCGCAAATGACCCGCCGAACCCTGCGCGGACACCCCGAACAGTTCCTCGATCTTCGGGGCTATCCCCACAGCGAAATCCTTGCGGGCCTGATACAACGGATTGTTCCGGTTCACATAGTTGTTCGGAGCTTCACCACTCCTAAACCAGTCTCGTCCCTTCCCGTCTTTTCCTGCGCCGGTGGCGGGTTGAAGGTTCGACAGGTCAACCATCGACATGTCCTCAGTGGAGGCTTTCGCCCAGACCGTCGGATCGAACCAGTCGAACTGGGACACTTCCGGTAGGAACTCGTCGGGAATGACCCCCTCCAGTGGATTGTCCGCTTCGGGAAGAAGATCACGCGGGTCGGTTCTTAGCCCGCCTGCCATCTTCCGGGACAGATCGTCGAAGATGCCGGTGAGAGTGGAATCGAGGTCAGGTCGAGTCGTCATCCGATCAACCCTGACATGTTCCGCAGAGACGCGAATACGTTGGTCGCATTGCGAATCTGATCCTCCTGGCCTTCAATGAAATCCATTTCCGGGGCGAACCGACGGTCGAACGATTGGAGAAACCGGGCCTGCGGATCTACACCCTGGACAGATCCCGGTTGGACAACCTCGCCTGTTTCCAACCCCTGCTCCTGAGCGTTGAATTCGGCTCGCATCGCAGCGACCTCAGCCTCATATTTCGACCGGAACGCGCCGGACATGGCCCCCGTCAGTTCGCCCATCTCCTCATCGGTCGGCTTCCTGCCCAGCTTCTGGCGCATGACCGACTTCACGTCCTGAGCTAATCCCGCATAGTCCGGTTTGATGAACGCGGGCGCTTGGAACTGTTTCGCCAGTTTCGCCGCATTCCTGGCTTCCTTCACCGATTCGGGCACGTTCGCGATCAGATCCTTCAACTGGTCTTCCCACGTTTGACCGGAAGCGTTCGCCATGCCCATCACCGCTTGCATCGCACCCGCCGTCGCCTGATCCCACACGCCCGCATAAAAATCGCCGTCCGAGAGTTGACCGGCCTGCTCCAACTGGCGTTGCAGTTCCACAATCCGCTCCGGAGGCATTCCCGCCCGCTGCCACTCATCCCCGATGAAATAGCGGGGGACAACCTCCGTCGACCGGGTAGGAGTGCCCAACCCTCGAGCCTGCCGATACTTCTCTAATCCTTCGCCGGCGGGTATCTCCTCGTCGCGTACCGCCGTGAACCCTTCCGGCACTCCGATAGCACCCTGAGTCCAATCCGAAATCTGCTGTTCAAGAAGCTCCTCAACAGACGGAGCGTTCGGATCGGGCGGTAGTTGAACGGTCGACCCGTCGGGCATAGTGACCGGCTGAGCGCCAGACGCAGCCTGTTGAGCTTCTTCGATGATCGACTGGACTTCTTCCGTTGAAACTCCGGCACGTTCGGCGGCCTGGTCGAGACGGTTCAACAGGTTCGCCGGAATCCGCCCGCCCGCCGACGCCAATCCTGCCGCCGTGCGCGATTGAGGGGTTCCCCCGCCACGCAATCGTCCCGGACCCAACGGATCAGAAGTCCGGCCAGGACCGAAATCTGCCGGATCGTCTATCGACCGTGCCTGACGGACCCGGCCGGTACGATCAGCGATCTTGGATACGACTGCAGCCGCCCGTTCCAACCAGACTTCATCGCCGCCGCCCTTAGTCCCCTGGAAGACGCCTATCGCCTCGTTCAACTGGTCAGCGTCTATCTCTTCGACCGGCAGAGTTTCAGCCTTACGAATGAACGCTTTCGCCTGAGCGAGAGTCATGTCACCACCTCGTCGTCGGCGAGTTCCCGTTCGAACACCATCATCCACGACCGTGCGAAGTCAGGGTGTTCCTCGATGATCTGCTTCGCCACGCTCCGCAACCACGCTCGGATCGGAGCAGCAGACTTCGCCTGCTGGTATCTCCGAGTGTTCCCGGGGAGTTGGACGACCATCTGATTCGCCGCGTCAATCGCCGACAGGTACTTGCGTATCCCCTGACCTGCGTCCGTCTGCGCCAGCGAGGGAGTCAGGACCGCTGAACGTAGTTCTGCTATCAGCTCGTCGGGTTTCGGCTTCTTCTCCCAGATCGAACGGGAAACCCAACCGTCGAACCCTGAATACTGGTCGGCGATCATTTGACGGACTTGAGCGAGCCACAGTGACGATTCCGGACCAGGTCGGGCAGCGGCGATCTGTTTCGCCTGTTCGAACTGGACCCGACCGAGGAAATCGTTAGCAAGATCCAACTGTTCCTCCGGGCTGACACCTTCCCTCGCGCCGGTTTCGAACGAACGCACGTACGCCGTATAGTCGAACTCGCCTACCGCTGGTTCGGGAGCTAGGAAGCCGATAGTGGAAGGGAAGTCTCGCTCCTCCTCAGCGTGAGCTCGAAGCCACGCATCCCCTTTTTCGGTGACGGGACGTTCCACAATCGCAGTCGACTTTCCGACAATCGACAGGACATTGTTCACGCCGTACCGTTTCACCCACTCGTTGAAAGCGGCCGTCCGATCCCCCCCATACTCCTCCGTCAACGCACGCATGTCGTCGGATAGGAGTTTCACCGGGACGACGTTGCCTTGGACGTCCTGCGTGTTCCACGAGAACGACGGGCCGGTCGGAACGACAGACTGAGCAGCACCACGGATCACATACAAGATTTTCGCTTTCGCAGTGGCATCGTCGAGAAGCTGCTGCTGACCCTCCGCAGAGGACGTGTCGTATTCTCCTGTCGCGGCCAGGGCGCGCATCGTGTCCGCGACCGTATTCGCGAACAACCGGTGGGTTTGCGGATCAGGATCGGAGAACACTTCTTTCATCTTGTCCAACCAGGCCGGAGTCAACGAGTCGATAAACGACTCCTGCTCACCGAACGGCAAGAGGATTTCCCGGGCGGTATCCCAGTTGGGAGTGTTCGGAATCAGATGAGAAGCGGGAAGCTGGACGATCGGACCGAACCCCGGCAGAGTCGTAGCCGATACCACGTTGAGACCTTTCGCCATGCCGACCAGTTCCACACCCGCCCCGCCAGATCCGAGACCGAGCATTTTCGACAGGATTCCACCGCCCGGATACGAGAACACTTCTTCGCCCGTGTTCGGATCAGTATGGAAGAACCCTTCACCCGTTCCGGGAGAGGTTTCCGCTTCGCCGAGAAGGGACGGTTGGCGGGCACCCTCAAGGCCCTGCTGGAACCGTCTGATAGTGCTCGGATTCTGACGGAGAATACTCCCCCAGCTAGTGATGATCTCTTTCCACGCTTCGCCGAACGGGAAGACCAGTCGCATCATGTCGAAAAACTGGGAGCGCTTCTGCAAGTCGTACAACAGTTTCTTCGTCTCCGACAGGGCAAAGCTCTTAGCGAGAACGTCGACATCGTCCAGGCTGGCAAGCCGACTCCCTTGACCTTTCGTCGCCCGGGACAGCATGCCCGTGAAATCCACGTTGGCGTCTTTCGCAGCGCGAATCATCGCATGCTGAGTCGCCTGATCCGCGGAACCGACGAGTTCTTCGACCCGCTGCCAGTACTTCTGACGGAATGTCGGCGACCGGGAAAGCCAGTTCGTCGGCTTCGACATGAGCGCGTCGAAAGCCCGTTCCGTCGCATTGTTCAACCTGGCAGTCGATTTCGCGCCGGCACCCAACCGCATGACCGATTCCGGAGTTTTCACATAGGACGGAGCGCCAGCCGCGAACCCGTCCTCGAGTTTCCGGGCGAGCTTTTGAGTGTGACCGAACCCTTTCAACGACACATCATCCAATGCGCCCGTGCCGACAAGGTTCACAAGATCAGGATCTCCACCGGTGAATCGCTGCAACCGGTCGAAAAAGTTTTGACGGAGATAACCGTCGGCTGCCTGACGGTCAGTGAGGAGAGAGGAACGGCCTTCCATATCGCCGAGCTGCTTCCGCCACTTCTGCCCGGTGCCCTTCCACCACCATTCAGACACGTCGGCGAACATGTCGTCCGACGCTTCCCTTCCAATCGACCGTAGATCGCCGGGTTCGAGTCCTCCGGCGACACGACGCATGATCGGATCGTTCGCCTCATGCGCCAGTTCAGTTGCCCAACCCTGGTAGAAGCCCTGGTCGCCTTGACGGGCCATCACGAACCGTCCGGTCAGGACTTCGCCGGGTAGCCCCGCATGCCCTGCAGACCCCCGGCTCATCGCAGACGCATGCTCGGCGATATCATCCCAGACTTCCCCCGTCACCGACATGGTGCCCTTCGGGTCGACAATCCTCTCCGCAGCGGAAGCCAGTCGGCGTCCCAATCGAGATTTCGGATCAACCGACAAGTTCCAGGCGATCGCCGAAAACGGGTGAGAGATCAGCGAATCGAGGCCGGAACCGGCCATGCGAACCTGTTCCTCACCCACCACCCTTACCGTGTAAGCCCCGCGGAGAAGTTGAAGCTTCTTCCACACGTTCGACATGACCATATCCGCAAAGTCGACGGACCCCTTCCACAATCCCGACTCGTACAAGCCTTGCATCTGCTTGACGAGCGGAGTCGCCCGACGTATCTCCCTCGCGTCCGGAAGGGGAATGAAATCGTTGACCAATTCGGAAATCATGCCAGGAGTAGGCCGAACGTCGACGACAGCACCGTCCACGGTCACGCGGAGAGGGGCGAGCGTGTCAACATGGCGGCCCATATCGTCCACGTCGAACGTGTGCAGGTCGTCCGCCAGCCTCTCGTACATGGAAGTCAACGATCTGGCCCGGGCGGGTTTCAAACCCCAATCCGTGACCAGTAGACCTTCAGTGTCGTCCATGATCCGACGGGTCGTTTCGAACATGGCGACCGGGTCGTCCGGCTGGACGCCTGCCAGTTCGCCGATACGCCTCGCTCGAGTGGCTTCGGGGATTTGAGCGTTGACCATCCAACGGTCGAGTTGGAGGGCGGCGTCGTCGGGGTCGTGAATGTTGATCTTCTGGTTGGGCATGTCCTCGCGGAGTCTGCCCAGCCGTCCGAGGAAGCCGAGGCGAGTGTCATCGGCGCGGGCTGCTCTCGCTCCACCGCCGAGAAGCTGGCCGAACTCGTTACGGCCCGCCCTTTCGATCTGCGATGAGACGAAGCTTGCGGAAGGACGTTCCCGGACGGTCAGTCCGAGAATGTCGGAGAGGACTTGGAAGGTGGCCGACTCGTCTGTCGTGTCGGCGAGACGGCGAGCAATGTCGAGTCCGCCGGACGGCTGGCCGATAGCCTTCCACGCTGCGTACACGTCCCGGTTTTCAGTGAGAGCAGAAACGACTTTCCGACCGGGATTGGACGTGAGGAAATAGTCGACTGCGGTCGCAGTGTCGACGGTCTTGCGGACACCGGGGATCGCGCCGGGGATCGTCTGGAAAGCACGTTTCGCCTGTCGGGCGGCGCCTGCAACCTTGGCGGCCTTGTTCACAGGGTCGATGGCAATGTTCTGTACGAAGTCGTATGCGCCGGATAGGAGCTGGTATTGGCCGGTGCCGGGTTCAGCGACCTGCCGGGCCATGATCCGGCCGGGAGTGACAAACTGGCCGTCCAACTGCAACCGATATTTCGCCTTCTCCCGTTCCTCCCAAATCTCCCCGCCGGGAAGGAACCCCTGCCCCAAATCGACATGCTTACCCTGCAACAGATCGCCGAGAGCCAAGAGCCCTCCGGACCTTGCGGCCTTCTCCGTGTAGTTCGACCAGAAGTCAGCGAGCAGCCGGTCCGGACGTACAACCTCCCCGACAAGAGCACCGAGATTTCCGAGCGGGTCGGAAGCAAGCCCCAACTCTCCGGCTTCCGTCTCATCAAAGAGAGCTGTACCCGCCGACGACAAGAGCGCCTGAATCTCCTCGAACGGAGTAGCCAGGATCGTGAAGCCGGTCCGGACAGCAGGTTTCGCCCAGTCCGTCGCCGTCTTCCACAAGGTCTCATACCAGACGTCCGGCACGTCCTCCGCCGCCGTCTCAAACTTGCCGTCCTCCGCCGCCTGGCCTGCCGCCAACGTAGCGATCTGCTGCATGCCCGCACTATCAGCGGGAACACCCATTTGGACGAACGCCTGCATCGCAGCCGGGTCCAGCCACGGGTAAGCCTCCGCATACTGGCCTGCCAACTGGCCCATCTGCGGGGTAACGCTCATGCGGGTAGCGGCGAACCGTTGACGACGTTGAGAGACCTCAGTGAGAAGCTGCTCCTCGGTGTCGGGTGCAAGCCAATTCCTACTCATCGTCGTCCTGGTTGACGAAGTATTGGAGGCTCATCGTCTTGACGAACTCGGCCATTCCAACCGCATCGAGCATGTCTAAGTCATGGGTTACCACATAGTCGATTCGGGGTTGGCCTTGGCTGTTCATCGTCTTGTAGACGAGCATCGCCGACAGGGGCATAACCTCCCCCTTGACGGTGGTGCTCACTACGTCTGAAACGCATTTGAGCAGCAGGTCGGTGGTTTCGATGACTTCGGGGTCTAGGTCGCTCATCCTGCCGCCCTCTCCAGTAGCCGGCGGATAGCTCCAGTCCGGTCGAACCCGTTCGCCACCGCGGCACGCATGATTTCTAATCCGTCTTCGGGGAGCATTCCCATCTGGCCGGGACCCGCACCCTCCGATGCGCCGGCCGTCAACGGTTCGCCGGGACGTTGAGACGGTCCGAAAATGTCCTGCGGTGGTGAGGGCGGGGACGACTGTGGGGGACTGCCGGTAGGCGCCCGATTGTCGGGTAGGGGGACGGCACGCTGAGCGTCCTCCTGAGCTTTCTTCGCGCCATACCGTTGTCCTGTCGGAGCAGTGACAGCCTGATAGGTCATATGTCACTCCTCCCCGAACTCAACGTTTCCGTTTCGCCGGTCCACGCTTGTTCGTCCGCTGCCGTGACGACGACGACACTCCAACCGAACGGGCACGCAGTTTCGCGGCCGGTGTCAAACTCACCTTCCGTACCGGCGGAGGCGGCTTCGGAGTCGACGGGGGTCTCTCCCAGTCAGGGTCCATCGGATTGAACGGATTGGGTATCCCATTCTTCGTGCGTTTCATGCGCTTTTTAGCCATGCGTTTCCTTTCGTCTCATACGCGGCTCACAGTTTGTAAGCCTGAACGTGCGCCGGAGCCTGTCAGTTGGGAGAGAACCGTTGTGATATCACCAGACGGAGGGGGAGCGCCCGCCCCGGCCATCTCCTCCTCCTCCGGGCTCATCTCATCACCGTCAGGGGTCAGCCACTTCTGATACAAGGCTTTTTCAGCGCCTTCGGGGAGAGAGTCGACGGCGACCATCATCGCTTTCGGATCGTTCTGCGAAGCGGCCGCCAGGAGGCCCTGTTGGAGGACAGCACGCATCTGGTCGTGGATCTTCCGTTCGTTGATCCGGGGAATATCGTCCAGTCCTGAAATCTTCTCTTGCAGTGAGAGAGAGTCGATCAATCCCATGGTCATCGCCTGCCCACCTGCGACCAGTTTTCCCGGTTCGTCCAGGCCAGACATGAACCCGAACTCGCGCATCGTCCGGTACGCACCCTTAATGTCCTTCGACGGGGTATACGATTCGGTATGCGGGACGCCTAACCGCATCCCGGCCAACGGCTTGCGAGTGTCGGGGGAAACCCTCTCATCCCATTCGAGCCGTTTCGTGTCCAAATCTTGGAGGGCGTAGCGAATCACCTTCTGATATTCGGTGACTTCCGCCGACATGCCCGCCTGTAACTCTTCGAGTCCGGCGCCGGTAGCGAAGTTCAATGGTGAATTGCCGTCGTCCTGGATGGGATAGCGGATGATGTTCCGAATGTCCCGTTCGATCCGGTTGAGACCTTCGAACGCCTGGTAGGGAATGTTCGACACGGGTCTTGACACGTTGGTTCCGGGAGCGAGTTTGTTGACGGCGTAACGGCCACGCTTGTACTGGCCGTCCATGTCGCCTGCAATGTCGGTCGGAGCGAACACGTTGTCCTGCATCGACGTCAGGTAGAGGATTGACAGTTTCGCATGTGCGCCCATCGGACCGATCGCATGGTCGTACTGGCCGATCAGATTGTTAAACGCGTATCTCTTCGCGACAACAAAGGCGGGAGTGGAAATCGGATTCGGATGGAAGTCAACCCTCGCCTCAATCTTCGGGAGGAGAATATGCGTTCCGTCCTTGTCATAATATTCGACGAGCTCCAACCCACGGCCGGTCTGGTTCTCCCAACCCGAAGATGATGACAGGAGAATGCCGCCGCCGACCCGGTCCCGTCCTCGAGAGACAGTGGCGATCTGACTGGCGTATTTCGGATAGCGGCGTTCCGCTTCAACCGGTGAGATTCGACGGCAGATGGCGAGTTCTTCGGGCTGCTGTCTAACTCCCCACTCTCCCGGATACGCGTCGTACGGGTCTCGGAGTTGGGCGCACGGGTACACGTATCCGTCAGAAGACATTTGAGTGCTGATCGTCCACACGGAGAATCCGTATCCGGGCAGCCACCGACCGACCTGAGGCAGTTGGAGTTCGAGGCGGTCGTATTCGTCGTAGGCGGTGACGATCCGCTCCCGTTTCTCCGCCCGCTTCCGAGGCGCCTCGTTGTCCGTGTCGTGCGGAGGCGAGACGCGGGCTTCTGGAACTTGGCCGAGCTTCTGAGCGAGCGCAGTAATACCAGAGTGGATGAAGTTCACCCACGGCAAATCCTGTACGCCGAGATTGCCCATCTGGTCGCCGAGCAATGCAGTGATAGCTCCGGGACCGCCGTCGAGAATGGAACGTATCCGATGGCGGGCATGAGAGGCGAAGTCCATGTTCCCGCGGAGACTGGACGCGCGGAGTAGGGCGTCTTCCTGAGATTTCATACGACCCCCTTCCTGGCGAGGTAGCGGTGAACGGCTGCAAGGTTGCAGGCGCGACAGGCGCGACCCTGCCCGTCCGGACGAACGATGAGATTGCGGCCGCTGAACGGGTGGCCGTTTTTACAATGAGTTTGTCTCGCCTTCGCTCCGGGGCTTCCTGGCCCGCCACGCATAATGTTCTCGTAGTGTGTAACGGGATCGAGGTGGTCGGGATTCACGCATGCTCGATTCCGGCAGAGATGGTCGAGTTCCAACCCTTCGGGGATCGGACCGACCACTTGTTCGTACGCCCAACGATGAGACGAGACGATTTGACAGTCACCCGCATTGAAGGAGCCGTAACCGTCGGAACTCTTCGCTGCGGTCCACTCCCAGCAGGCATCGTCACCTGCAAGAGTCACCTTCTCCCAGAATCGTTCATCTGCTGGTCGCCATCTCATGGGCTAAGCAAGATCTCCGATGATTCGGACGGTGGCGAAATTGGTAGTCGGAAAGGTGCGGATCGTCCCGTCGGCGAAGGTGACTTCGACTTCCGCTTTGAAATGGCCGGCCGTGTCCGTGTCCGCGGCAGCCCAGTCGTAACGGACGGTTCCTGCGGTTCCGAGGACAATGTCGGCGGCTGCGTCGACTTTGACCGTCCCGGACGAGTCTTCCATGTGGAAGCGGATCGTTGCATTGGAAATGTCGACAGCATCACCGTCCGCGTCAGTACACGTAGCGGTGAACGGCGGGGCAGTATCGTTCCTCTTGATCGTCATTGACGCCAATTAGTCCTCCTCTCCGATGTCTGTGAGTCGGCTGAACGGAGGGCTGGTCACGGTGAGGAGACTGTTCCCGCCGACATGCTCTTTCGGCACCCAACCGTTCGACGAGATGCTGACCGTGATTTCCGTGGTGGCGGTCGTCTTCCGACGAGCCTTCCCCGATCCCGACGTGGTGACAGTGAGGCTGGTAGTTCCTGTCGCATGTTTCCGCTTGTGAGCTGTACCCGCAGAAACAACCGTGACCCGCGAGAGCGCAGTAACAGTGTGGACGGTCTTCGGAACGTTGATACTGCCAGCCGCGGTCGAAGTGACCGTGATATTCGTAGTTGCTGTCGCCTTACGGCGGGCCTTCCCCGTGACCGTGGATGTGACCGTGACCGACGTGGCCGCAGTCTGTTTCGCTGTTTTCTTCGCAGTACCCGCACTAGTGACCGTTACCGTGGTGGTGGCAGTAGCTTTCCTCCGGGCCTTCCCAGACGCAGCCGTCGTGACCGTGATAGACGTTGTGGCGGTCGCCTCGTGAGTCGTCCCCGCAGCAATGTCGAAGGCCGACGAGTAGGCCGAGGAGAAAGCGCCGGCCATCAGGTCAACAGATCGACCGGATACACCCGCAGGTAGTCAAAGGCTGCCAGGGAACTGATCCCAGCGCCACCACCGTAGGTCGACACGAACACGCCGAGCCGGGTCGGGGTCTGCGTGTCCGAAATGTCTCCCACTCCCGCCGACGTCCAATTGGACTTGTCGCCGCCGATGATCGAAAACCCGGCGCGAAAGGTGTTGGTGGTCTTCCACACCAGCCGCAAGTACATGCCTCCGGTGACGACCGGGTAGGGCGTGCCCTGGTTGATCGACGCTGTGTCCAGGAGAGTTATGGTTCCGCTGTAGCAGATGAACAGTGGAACGGTGGCACCACCGGTGACGAGTGGGCCTGTGATGATGGTGTTGCTGGTCGTAGTCGTCCCGTCCGAGAAGCACAACCCCGCGGTGTGCTTCCCTTCCCCGTACATTCGCACACGGGTTTCTATCGTGATCGGCGGAGAGATCGCACCGAACGCCTTGGTGAACGGGACGACGTCCTGAGTGGTCTGAGCCGCAAACTTCCACGACAGGACCCCACGCTCGATCTGAGGTGTCGCCGTTCCTGACGGGGTGGTCTGCGTGTAATCCGCCGACGTGTCCGAATCGAAGAAATCGTCTAGAGCATGAGCGGTTTCGTCGGGCAGCCGATGTCCCAGATAGCGGACCCATTCAGGAGTCCACGACGAGACCAACTGGTCCCGGTGGTCCTGAGCCGAAATGTCCCCAGCGGTGTTGTCAGGCAGGAGCGCTTGCAGGGCAGCAAGCGTGCGGACCGTGTCGACCATCAGGCGACAGTGATCGTATGGGCGGTCAAATCAAGATCGTCACCAGCCGTCAAGGAGACTGTCGAGGCGAGCGTCCCGTTGAACAAGTGGTTGCCGGCTGTTTCCGCATCCCACGCCGAAACATGCGTTACCGATTCAGTCGTAGACACGGAAGTCCACGACACGGTCGCAGTCAGCGAGGCCACACCGCTTACAGCAGCATCATACGTGGCCTCCATCCGGGTCGTCTCCACGGCAGCATTCGCTGTACCAGTTTCGCCCGGAGCGCCAAGATGGAGTTTCAGCCAGACGTTCGTCACCGCCGACGGCGCACCATTCCCGCCGAGATAGTCGGCTATCTCCGTTTCAGCGAAATTACCTGCGTCACTCATTCAATGATCCTTTCATCCGACTTTCTCCCAGGGAGGAACATTCCAGTCCGCCCACGGCACATCATTCCAACCGTCCGGAGCGAACGGCATCCCCGACATGTCCACACCCATATCCGCTATGAACTCCTGTTGAGCTCGGCGGATTACCTCCATTGGGAACCAGGAAGCCATTACAAGATCGTTCTTATATCCGGTACGGTTCCGATTCTTCGGCGCGTTCGGATCGAAGTAGATGAGCTGCTTCCGGTACAGGTCGGTTTTCACGATCGACTTCGGATCGCCGTAAGGAAGGGTGATCTGCTTCTGAGCGAACAGGGGCGGCATGGCCGTAACCCCGATCCGCTTGTCGAACTTGTTCCGGTAAGTGTTCCACGCTTCCAAGCGGATGCCATGCCTGCTGGCGTACTCTCGGATCTGCTCGTCTTCGACAATGCCGCCGTGGTAAAGGTTCTCTTCGACCAGCCAGTGGCAACAATGGTACGACTCATACCATTCGCGAATTATCGCGTAGGCGTTGGGAATTCCCCCACCAGGACGGTTCTCGAGGTCGACCATCCACATGTGCAGTTCGGGTCTGACCTGATACGCCCACAGGAACGACGCTTGGAACCCGGAGAAGGACGGGTCGAGACCGGCGACCAGGTTGACCGCTCCCACATCCGACTCGCCGTCCGACCGGATCGGCTTGGGAATACTGCCAACCACGTGCAGTTTGGACAGGCACGGGTCGACGATTTCTGCGGTGAAAGGCATGAACCCTTCCGCCGACGGAAGGTTCTGGTAGAGCATGTCGAAGATGGCCTGTCCGCCGACCGTCTGAGACGACATTTTCTGATCCATCAGCCACCGGTACGACCTGAGCGCCGGGAAAAGCATGCAGTCGACGTGCTCTCCGTAATGTTCGGGCTCTTCAGGGATTTTGCAGGCCGGATCGTGAGCATGCTCAACCACCTGGTCGTAAGCCGGATTCTCCAAAAGGTGGCCGCCCAGATCGTCAGGATGGGCACGAGATCCGATATAGAACAGGGCCGAATGTTCCTCTTTCCGAGAGTCCGGACCGGTAGTCCACCAGCGTCGAGTTTCCTCACGGGTCATCGGCTGGACCGTCGACTTCTCATCCTCAATGTCGTCGTTGACAATGAAATCCGTGTCCTGAGAACGGAGCCGTCCACCACGCCCGACCGCTTTCATCGTCGGCTGTTTGATCCCCGTCTGCGTCCGAGTGTCAACCGCGAATCTTTGCGACGACCATTTCCCGCCGAACTTGTCCGGTTTGAACCCAGACCCCGGAGGGCAGAAATCGCGGACCAGCTCCTCGTTGTTCTCGAGTTCGTCCATCACCTTCTCGACAGCCTGCTTCGCCAGCTCCTCGTTACCGCCCACCCAGATGATCCGGATGTTCGGAAACCGGCAGATCAGCCACACACACAAGGCGATAAGAAGCTCCGTCTTCCCATGACGAGGAGGAGACAAGATGACCAGCCGTCCGCCCGTGACCAGAGCATGAAGAATCCGCTCCAACCAGCGGAGCTGAAACGGAGGAGTCTTCCACTTCTCCCCCCGTTCAGTTCTGAAATACTCGTCCCGGAACCAGACGAAATCCTCCGTCAACGACGGAAGATCCCCAGCCGTCAGATCCCACAAGCTCACAGGGAAACGACGGGGAGGCGCCTCCCAATCCTCCGAAAGCTCCGCCTCCAAATCCCGGTGCTGCACCCACGCATACCACCGGTACACCGTCGTCACATCCACGTTGAACGCCCGAGCACAATCCTTCACAG